TCCTGCTACTAAAAAAAATAAAGAGCGGATCGAGCAAACAGAAAAAGAACTAGAAGAACTAGAGGTAACTTCAGAGGTAGAGGAAGAAGAAACTCCTGAACCAAAGACCTCTGCACCTGAAGATGATACTTGGAAGAAAAGATACGGTGACCTTCGTAGACACTCTGATGAAAAAAAGAGAGCGCTACAGAAGGAAATCGAAGACCTAAGAAAACAAGTAGAGTCTTCTGCTAAAGTAAAACCTCCAGCTTCGGACGAAGACCTAGATGCTTGGAAAAAGAAGTATCCTGACGTAGCTAAGATTGTAGAAACTCTTGCTATGAAGATTGCAGACCAAAAGGTTCAGGAAGCTCAGTCCGAGATTGAGTCTCTTCGTAGTAATCAAAAACAAACTGCACGAGAAAAAGCTCTGGATGCTATCGTTAAAGCACACCCAGACTTCTATGATCTACAGACAGATGATGACTTTCACAACTGGGTAGAAGATCAGAGTCAATGGGTTCAAGACGCTCTCTACGAAAACGACGAAGACTCTAAAGCAGTCATCAGTGTTCTTAACCTTTACAAAGCAGAGAAAGGTATCTTTGAAAAAGAGACCACAAAGAAAGCAGCTAAAGGCGTAAAGACTAAAGACCGTCCCTCTGTTGATGCAGCAGATGTGAATGGTACCTTTACTGAGTCTCAAGTCAACAAGATGTCAGCACAAGAATACGCCAAGAACGAACAGGCTATTATGGAATCAATGCGTAATGGCAAGTTTGTTTACGATATGTCAGGCGCTGCATAATAAAGTGTTGACAAATAACTATTTGTAAGTATAACTTACAATGTAAGCTGCGGGGATGCCTCTATCCGACGGGATATGCTCCCGCAGCACAGAATACTTAGGCCCCTCTCTCCCCTAAAAGAAAGAGGACAACCCTACCCGATACAGCTAAAACTGTTACAATGACAACCTGATCGTCTAGGCCCCAATAGGACAACCCTAGTAACATCAGCCTCAGTAGTAAAACTGTTTAGCCTAATTAGCCAAACATAGGAGAATGAGTATGGCTTTCCAAACAGCGGCAGGTTATGGTAACCTACCCAATGGGAACTTCTCGCCGGTTATCTTCAGCAAGAAGGCCCAACTCGCTTTCCGTAAGAAAACTACGGTAGGCGACATTACTAACTCTGACTATTTTGGTGAAATCTCCGGTGTTGGTGATACTGTTCGTATCATCAAAGAACCAGAAATTACGGGCTTCCTAGCGGCATAACGCTAGAGAAAAAATCTGGTGAATTGCTGGAACCCTAAGTCAAAAGATATGGGAATCAGCAGCCAAGCCTCGAAAGGGGAAGGTTCAACGACTAGAGAATACATATAACAAGTAGTGGCTCGTCGTAGCTAACGAAAGGAAACAATGGATAGAAGAAAAAGAGGCATCCTCTATGGGTGTGCTATCGGTGATGGTGGTATTTATCTTTCTAAAGATCAGTCTGATAAAACAGCAAGACTTATTATAGGTCATGGTCCAAAACAACTAGAATACTTAAAGTATAAGCAAAAGCTTCTACACAGTGTTTTAGGAGGAAAAGAACCAAACCTATATACTTACAAGTCTACTAACAAAAAGACTGGGAAAGAATACACAAACCATCAGTTATACAAAAACCACAAGTACTTCCGGCAGATGCACAGAGTTCTGTACCCTGAAGGTGAGTTTAAGTATACAGAAAAAATGCTATCATACCTAACAGATCAGAGCCTAGCTCTTTGGTTTATGGATGATGGTAGCGGGACTGTAGCTAAAAACAACAAAACAAAAAAGCCTTGTGGTTGTATGACTCGTCTCTCTACATATTGTTCTAAAGAAGAAGCTGAGCTTTTAAAAGACTGGTTTAAAACTAAATACTCTTTAGAAGCAAAGTTTGATGTAGACAAACGAAACGATAAATACTCTTTAAGGTTTAACACAGCAGACTCAAGAGAGTTTGTATCCATTGTATCCCCTTACATTTTCTATACTATGAAATATAAAATAGATCATGTAGATAAGTATTCTCCACGAGTGCCAGACATCCTACGGGATGAAGATATAGTCTGATCTACAGGGAAACTTGTAGGTAGGTATAATTAAAAAGACCTACACAACGTATTGGAAATTACGGTTTCACCTTATGCTCGTGGTACTCAAGTTACCGCACAAGACCTAGACGACGAAGAGTTCCAGCTTGTAGTAGACAAAGCTAACTACTTTGCTTTCAAGCAGGACGACATTGAAGAAGCGCATTCACACATGAACTGGATGCAGCTTGCTTCTGACCGTGCTGGTTACCGTATGGCTGACCAGATGGACCAAGAAGTTCTAGGCTACCTCTCAGGGTACAAGCAGTCAGCAATTCACTTGGCCGCAGATACTGTTAACGATCAGGTTAATGGTACTAAAGCAGTAGCTACTGCTGGTTCTGATGAACTACTTTCAAGCATGAAGCTGAACAAAGGCAAGTTTGGTAACATTACCATTTCAGGTGCAGGCGACCATTCAATTCCTGTAGCCCCTCGCCTTCCCGGTGCAACTGCTCTACCCACTGAGTATGTTTCACCCGTCATGCTTATTAACCGCATGAAGACCCTGCTCGACAAGCAGTTCGTTGACTCTGATGGCCGCTGGCTTGTAATCAGTTCAGACCTTTGCGAAATCCTAGGTGACGAAGATTCACGTTTCCACAACTCTGACTTCGGTGCTTCAGGTTCACTTCGCGCTGGTGAAAGCCCGATGATGATTTCTGGTTTCCGTGTTTATGTTAGCAATAACCTGCCCTCAGTAGGTACTGGTCCGGGTACTACCGGCACTGCTAACCAGAACTCAAACTATGGTGTCATTGTCGCTGGTCATGACAACGCTGTAGCTACCGCAGAGCAGATGAACAAGACTGAAAGCTTCCGTGACCCGGATTCATTTGGTGACATTGTTCGTGGTATGCACCTTTACGGTCGCAAGATTCTTCGTCCTGAGGCTCTTGTTACCGCAAAGTGGAACGTGGCGTAAGGGGAATAGATAATGGCAACTACTTATGATATGACATCAAAGGCTACTATCGGGGTTAACTCCAATAGTATTGCTGCCTATACCTCCAAGTATCGCGCTATGCCCATGCGTGTTGTTGAGGCCACCCTTGACATCGACAAGCTTGTTGCTGATGGTTACACTTGTGCTAACGGCGACATCTTTCAGCTTCTAGAAATCCCCGCAGATACCTATGTATTTGCTGTAGGTGCTGAAGTTCTGAAAGCCTTTAACGGCACTTCACCCACTGTTGATATTGACTTCGCTGCTGGCGATGACATGATTGATGGCGGAGATGTTAGTGCTACTGGCTGGCTTGCCGCTGGTTCAAATGGTCAGGGTCTCACCCACGATACCAATGGTGCTGCTCTAACTTTTACTCCTCTGGTAACTACCACAGATACCATTGACGTAAAGCTTATTGCAGCTTCAGCAGATGTTACTGAAGGTCGCCTCCGCGTAGTCGCTATCCTCATTGATCTTGAGGAATCAGGCCGCGTAGAGCCGGATGAAGTAACCCGCGATCAACTCGCTTAACTTTAACGAGCTAGGGGGATTCTGCTTACAGGTGGAGTCCCTCTTTTTCTAGATGGAAAACGATAAAATTATTCTTGATGTTCCTAGTAGACTTTGGGGACAAGCCATGATTGCAATTGTTCGGGTTAAGGGAGAATATCCTGACCAAAGAACAGGTACATCTAATGCTATCATCTACCCACTAGAGAATACAGACTACCAGATTATTAGAAACGTAGGATCGTATACGGCTAAGGTTAACTCTCCTAGTTTTGGAAATGATGACCTAGAGAGAGCTACCCCTCCTGAATTAACAGAAGAGTAGAATGGCAGTACAATTTGTCAAGAGGCCGGGCTTTCCTAGAGAGCAGGCTGCATCAACTCCAGTAGCGTTTGACCCAACCGGGTTAGACGCTTTTGGTCGTTTAAGAACTGCCGCTCCTCATTCTACTTTTGACTCTAAACAACTCTTCGATAACCAACCTCTCTTTTATGATGACCAAGAAGTCTCAGGCTCTGGAACGAATAGCTCTCACTCAGCAAACAGAGCTTCTACAACTTTATCTGTCAGTGGCTCTACTGCTGGAAAAAGAGTAAGACAAACTTTCCAAAGATTTAACTACCAACCGGGTAAATCTCAGCTTATCTACCTGACAGGAAGAATGGTAGCTTCTGGTGGTGGAGAAGGTATTGTTGGAGAGATTGGTTACGGAGATAATAACAATGGTATTTTCTGGAGATACGACGAAGGAATCAATAAACTAGTAATCAAATCTTATGTTACTGGCTCTGTAGTTGAGACTGTTGTAAGTCAGGCTGACTGGAATAGAGACCCTCTTACTGGAAGTGGTTCGTCTGGTATTACTCTTGATCCAGCAAAGGTACAAATCTTCTTTATTGACTTTGAATGGCTAGGTGTTGGTATTGTTCGTTGTGGTTTTATTATTGATGGAGAGTATATTCTAGCTCACCAGTTTAACCACGCTAATAGTATTACTAGTGTCTACATGTCTACTCCTAACCTACCTATTAGGTATAGTATAGAAAATGATGGGAGTGGACAGGCCTCTAGCCTAGAGCATATCTGCTCTGCTGTAATTTCAGAAGGGGGTATTGACCCACACGTATCTCAGTTTTACGCTTCTACCTCAGGAACTCATGTAGATGCAAATGTTGTAGGAACTATTTACGCTATAATTGGAATAAGACTAAAATCAGCCCATACAGGACAACAAGTAGAAATTAAAAATCTAAGTATCATCAACGAACAAAAAGATGACTTTGAATGGCTTCTTATCTTAAATCCTACGGTAGCTTCTACCTTTACTTACAGTGGTCTAACTAATTCTTCTATTGAATACGCAACTGGTGCAACAGCAAATACAGTAACAGGTGGAACAACTCTAACTGGAGGGTTTGTTCCCTCAGGTTCTCATAGTGGTGGGATTACCTTAAACTTAAACAACGTAATTAGCTTAGGAGAATCTATCTCAGGGACAAAAGATACCCTTGTAGTTTGTGCTAGGCCCCTCACAGCAAACGCTGATATCGAAGCTGGTATAACTTGGCAGGAGTACGCCTAATGGCTTATAACTTTCTAGGTCTGGTGAATGATCTAAACCAAAGAGCAGGAGAAGTAGAGCTTACATCAAGCAACTTTGCTTCTGCTGACGGCTATTACAACCTAGCCAAACAAGCGGTTAATGCCTCTATTCGGTATATCAACCAAGACACATTCACTTGGCCCTTTAACCACACCACTCAAGAAGATACTCTTGTAGCTGGTACAACTCGCTATGCTTTTCCTTCTGACTCTAAATATGTAGACAAGAATACTTTTAGAATTAAAAGAGATGGAACTATTGGCAACGAGTCTAAGTATCTAAAGCTTATTGACTACGAAGATTACCTAAGTCGTTTTGTAGACGATGAGTATAATACAACTAACGAGGGTATCAGGTCAATGCCGTCCTACGTCTTTATTACTACAGACAGAGAGTATGGTGTCTATCCTGTGCCGGATGAAGCATACCCACTAGTCTATGAATACTACTCAGTTCCTACCGATCTGTCTGCCTATGACGATGTTCCTTCTATCCCAGAACAATTCAGATATCTTATCGGAGATGGAGCACATTACTACCTAAACTTCTTTAGTGGATCATACGAAGAAGCAGACAGAATCTGGAATAAGTACAATGAAGGTATCAAGGACATGAGGTCTATTTATGTTAACCACTATGACTACCTTCGAGACACAAGACTAGAGCGAAAATACGACTACATTACAGCAGTAAGAGTTAACTAATGCCGACACGACTAGAAACATTTCCAATAGAACTAAAAGGCGGTCTTGTTTCTAACATGAGCGTTCTCCAACAGGGTATTCAAATGCCCGGTTCTGCTAGAGAACTCATCAACTTTGAGCCTTCGGTAAAAGGCGGGTATAGAAGAATCAATGGATACACCAAATTTGATAGTGACTATGTTCCTCTGTTTGGGGATTGTAGGGTACAGGCTAGCGGACAGTCAGGCACTACCCTTAATGTAGCTAACCTACATGCTGCACCAGCCGCAGGAGATTCCTTTACTATCGCAGGGGTAACAGGAACCTATACCATTGATTCTGGTGGTGTGTCTTACAACTCTGCCAATAAGTCAGCTACCCTTACTCTTACGACTTCCCTAGCTTCTAGTCCTGCTGACCAAGCCGTTATTACTTTCTCTAATTCAAGTGACTATAAGATTGAAGGTCTTTACTACTCTGCGGTTCTACAAGAAGCCATTGCTGTAAGAACTGGTATGGTCTACTCTGGATCAGGTAGTAGCTGGACTAAACTAAACGTACCAGATTACGGTACTGTTCTTGTAGATGGTGGTAGTCAGACTGGTAGTTCTCTTGTAGTAGACGGAATTGATGATGATGACTACGTGCCTCAGCCCGGTGATACTTTTACCGTAGCTGGTATCGAGCAAGTGTACACAGTTCTTTCAGCGCCTACAGTAACCTCCGGTAGTGCTACGCTAAGCATCAATCCTTCGCTAGCCTCTAGCCCGGCAGATAACGCTGCTGTTACTTGGCTTGCTTCCAGTCATTCAGGTGCAACTAAGTGTAGATTCGATCAGTTTAACTTTAACGGCGTAGAGAAGATCGTTATGGTTGATAGTCAGAACAAGCCGGTTGTTATTGACGAAAGCTCTAGCTACAAAACACTTCAAGGAACTACAGACATTGTAGGTGCAAGCCATGTTGCTGAGTTCAAAGACCATCTGTTCTTCGGTATCAATGACCTTGTAGTTTTCACTTCTCCTTTCAACGAGGAAGACTTTAACACTGCTAACGGTGCTGCCGTATACCGTATGCCAAGAGATATTACTGGTCTGATTGTTTTCCGTGAACAGTTAATCCATTTTACGGAACAAGAGATTAAAGTTCTTAGCGGTGACTCTGCTCTTTCTTTTGAACTAAATACTATCTCAGATGATATTGGGTGTATTTCTCCTGATACAGTAAAAGAGGTAGGCGGTGATATTCTTTTCCTAGGCCCAGATGGTATTCGTTATCTAGGTGCCACAGAAAAGATTGGAGACTTCTCACTGGCTCTAGCTTCAAGACAAATTCAGCAGGATGTCCTAGACACTATTAGTCCTTCTGCTGATTATGTAGCTGTTCTTATCAGAGAGAAAAACCAATACCGTTTGTTTAGATATTCTACTGATTCAGCTATCCCTTATTCGGAAAGAGGCTTTATCGGTGCTCAGTTCTCAGACCAAAATGGACAAGGGTTCTACTGGTCAAAGACCCTAGGTATTAAAGCTTATCGTTGCTCTTCCGGTTATGACGGACTAAATGAATATGTCCTATTCAGTAATAACGATGGGTATGTTTATCGTATGGAGTCTGGTTCTACCTTCGACGGAGTAAACATTAAGTCTTCTTTCTTTACTCCTTGGATGCCTATCAACGATCCATCTTTCAGGAAGAGAGCACATTCTATTACCGTCTACCTAGACCCTGAAGGCTCCTACAATGGGACTGTTGGGTTGGTCTTAGACTTTCAAAAGATCGGCATTATTCAGCCATCTACTAAAGAGTTTAGTCAGAGCAATACAGCTTCAGTCTATGGTACAGCGGTATACGGTACAAGCACTTACGGCAATAAACCACAATACCATAACAGAGTTCTTCTAACAGGTAACTTCTTTAACATGTCACTACAGTTTATTTTTGACCAAGAAGCAGACGATCCATTCACTTTGGATACTATAGTCCTAGAATACAAAACAAAGGATAGAAACTAATGGCAGGCTACACTAGGCAAGACACTGCAGACAATATTGCAGATACAAAAACGATTGATGCTGCTGATCTTGATGCAGAGTTTGACGCAGTTGAAGCAGCCTTTAATAACTCCACAGGTCATACTCATGATGGAACAACCGCTGAGGGTGCTCCTATTGAAGTCACTGGGCCTAACCAAGAATACCTTTCAGAAGCTGCTCAATTTAGACCAAAGACAGATGATACCTACGATCTAGGTTCAGCTACCTTTCAATGGAAAGACCTCTATGTAGATGGCACAGCAAACATTGATAGTCTTGTAGCTGATACAGCAGACATTGATGGTGGCACTATCGACAATACAGTTATTGGTGGGACTACTCCCGCTGCTGGTAGCTTCACCAATATCACAGTTAGCGGTACTGTAGATGGTAGGGATGTAGCTGCTGACGGTACAAAGCTAGACGGTATTGAAGCCGGTGCAGACGTTACGGATACTGCTAACGTAACTGCTGCCGGTGCTCTAATGGACAGCGAACTGACTAATATCACAGCAGTAAAGGCCCTAGACCAAGGAGTAGCTACTACGGATAGTCCTACGTTTGCTGCTATTACAGTGATAGGCAATGTTGATGGTAGAGATGTCTCAGTAGATGGAACTAAACTAGATACTATTGAGACAAACGCAGACGTAACAGATACAGCTAACGTAACTGCTGCTGGTGCTTTAATGGATTCAGAACTAACAAACATTGCTGCAGTTAAAGCACTAGATCAGGGTGTAGCTACAACTGATAGTCCTACCTTTGCTGCTATTACAGTTACTGGTAATGTGGACGGAAGAGATGTTTCTGTTGATGGGACTAAACTAGACACTATCGAGACTAATGCTGACGTTACGGATACTGCTAACGTAACTGCTGCTGGTGCCCTGATGGATAGTGAGCTTACCAATATTACTGCTGTTAAGGCACTAGACCAAGGAGTAGCTACAACTGATAGTCCTACCTTTGCTGCTATTACGGCTAGTATTGATTTGTCTACCAGCACTCTGACAGGCACTACTTCTGAATTTAATACAGCTTTATCTGATGGAAGTTTTGCTACTCTTGCCGGAACAGAAACTTTAACAAACAAAACAATTAATGCAGCAGATAATACTCTACAGGCAGTAGGTCTTGGTCAGTGTTATCTCCAGTACACCAACGCTACGACATGCACGCTTATACAAAAGAACGGGAAGCTGATTCAAATTGAGGGAGAACTCCATGTAATTCCTAATGCTGGAGTTACACTTGGAACTGGAGGCCTTTCATCTTCTACTCTTTATTATGTCTATGCCTATGACAACTCTGGCACGCTGACGCTGGAAGCAAGCACGACGGCGTGGACTGTATCAACGACGGCTGGCAATGAGGGGACGCCGATTAAGACTGGTGACAACACGCGCACGCTGGTCGGAATGGCCTACGCAAATACCTCCACTCAGTTTTCTTCTGATATGGTAATTTCCTATTGGAACCCAGTTCTTAGGGTCAGAAATTTTACCGAAGCTTCGGAACTGACCACAGCCTCAACCTCATGGGTTAACCTTGGAACGGCTGTTTATTTTCTGTGGTTTAGTAATTTTCCTAGGCCTCGTGCTTTTGCCGCTTGTCCGATTGTAAATAGTCTTGTTGCTGGTAATACCTTTGGTGCGCTTTATCTAAATGGCACAAACCGGCAAGTTGCCAATGCTATGCAAGGCGCTACTGAATCTGCTGGGTATTTCCCTAGCGCAACAACAACTCCAACACAGGGGCGCAATTACTACCAGCTTTGGGGTGTTGTTGGTGGCGGAACGGGAACCTACGGAATTGCCGGTTCTTTGTATCCAACAACACAAGTCGAGTATTGGGGGTAACAAATGGCACAAGATTATTATAATCCTGAAACAGGGCAAGTCGAAAGAGACTGGTCTTACCTGTCCGGCGGCAACCAGTATTCTCTTCCTCCAGAGGATGTCACTGATATTACTGAAGATGGAACTACTTCTTCGACAGCTACTTCTACTCCTGTAGCAACCAATTACGGGTATGATTACTGGAATCAACAAGCAACCCAAAAGGTAGGAAATACTCTTTACATAAATGGTCAACCTGCTACTGCTGCTCAAGTAAACGAAGTCAATGCTCTTTACGGGACTACTTACGATCCAAACGCTCTAGCTAACATGGCAGCAGATCAGCAGGCTCAGATGATGTATACAGCCTATGCTAACCCTGCTTCTCTAGTTCAGAGTACAGAAACAGCACAAATTGCTCTAGACCCCGGACAGCTTATTGCTGAAGGTACAGGTCAACTAGGCTCTAATGCGCCACTAGCTTCTGCTACTACGGGTGGCCAAGCTGCTACGGTTGATCCTTTCCAACAGCTACAAGCTAATACTGTAGAAGCTGCTACTGCTACTGCTCCTACTCAACAAGCCGTAGATCAATTCCAAGCTGCTCAGGGTGAAGTCTCCCAGAACGCACTCATGCAGGCGGCTACTCAGAATGCAGAGCAACTAGCACAGCTAGGTCTTACTCCTGCACAGATTGAGCAGGTAACCCAGATTCTAGCTCCTTCTGCTAGAGAGGTTCAACAGAATGAACTTATCTCTGGTAGTGCAGTAGATATGGCTAAGGTAGAGCAGCAAGCCCAAATGCAAGCGGCTCAGGCTCAACCAAGCACACAGGCTACTGTACAAGGCCAGCTAGATAAACTCTACGCAGACTTTGATAACAACAACCCACCTGCATGGGCTTCTGAGGCTATGCGTGTAGCTACTGCAGAGATGCAGGAACGTGGTCTAGGGTCGTCTAGCATGGCAGGGCAAGCGGTTATTACTGCTACCCTAGAAGCTGCTACTCCTATCGCTATGCAGGATGCTCAGACCTATGCTACCTTTGAACTACAAAACCTAAGCAACACACAAGAAGCTGCACTCTACAATGCACAACAAAGAGCAGCTTTCCTACAGATTGACTTCGATCAAGAGTTTCAATCTCGTGTAGCCAATGCTGCTGCTATCTCTGAAATCGCTAACCTAAACTTCACGGCTGAACAGCAGATCGCACTAGAGAATGCACGGCTAGCACAGACAGCAAACCTAGCAAACCTTGATGCTAAGAACGCTAAGGTTCTAGCTGATGCTGCCGCTATGACTCAGATGGAACTAACCAACCTGAGTAACATGCAGCAAGCTGCTAAAGCTAACGCTGAAGCATTTCTTCAGATGGACTTTGCTAACCTAACTAATGAACAGCAAACAGAAGTCCTAGGTCAACAGGCTATCATTCAAGCATTGCTAACTGACCAAGCTGCGGAGAATGCTGCAAGACAGTTCAATGCTACCAGCAAGAACCAAGTCGATCAGTTCATGGCTAGCCTACAGTCTCAGATCGAACAGTTCAATGTAACACAAACTAACGCTATGGCTCAGTTTAATGCTCAGCAGGTTAACGCTGTTGAGATGTTTAACTCTGAGATGCAGAATCAAAGAGATCAGTTCAACGCTGCTAACTCTCTTGTTATTGCCCAAGCTAATGCTCAGTGGAGACAGCAGCTTGATACAATCAATACAGCAGAACTAAACGAAAACAATAGAATCTATGCAG